TATCCCAATTATCCATTCAAAATTTGTATTATCTTATCTTTTATCCCCATACGTTTTATACCTTCGTTTTCATTAGGGCAATGAACGAAGTTTGGATGTAACCATTCATCCATATTTAAATCATCAATGGCAACCCATTTAATGTCTTTCTTCCAAGCGTTAGCTTCCAACCATGCATTAATTTCATCAGCACGACCACCTTCAAGATTATCACCCTTATATGTTTTTAAGGATGGTGTAAACCCTATAGGCCCTTTCAACACTCCGTTATGACAAAAAATTTCACGCATTTCATGCAGAGTATATTGATTTCTCCAATCAGACGATAAAATGATTTCAGCACCAGTCTCACTAAGTATAAAATTTAGATAAACAACCGCTTTTTGGTCAAACATGTAGGCACCCCACTTGTTATTTTTTCCTTTACCATAACAAGATGTTGTTGCTAATACTCCATCAATATCTAAAAATATAACTTTCATGAGACAAATGTACTAAAAATTTTTGGAAAATCAAATGTTTTGGTCCTTTTTTCTTAAAAAAGCATACCTAATAATCATACTACCATGAGTTTTTCCTTCATAAGGTATAGAAACAATTGGTTGCATATCATAAATTAAAAGACCTTCAACAGAACTATAATTAGGGTGTGTATTGATTCTTTCTTCCTTTCTAATCAGCCATTCTTGAAAAGTTTCATTTACTTTCAAACATTCACTGCGAACACACCAATGAAATACTTCCCCATCAATTAATTGTGGGGAAATAGTATTTTCATCTTGTAATGGTTTATCAATAAATATTATTTTCATGGAACGTATCTAACAATTGTTACATACTCACCAATCATTTCTTCTTCAATGATTTTCTCAATGATATCCCAATCACCACCAGCCAATCCAGCGCCAATCATCGGTAAACCAAATGTTTTACCAGAGAATTTAGCTTTCATCGCTTTTAAACCAGAACGTAACGCATCATAGTCTAAATCTATATTACCACTACGTCTACCTTTGGTGTCGTATTGTGAATAAATATTTACAACTGTTGGTGTTGTGTTTACAGTATGGGTAATAGTACCCATCTTTGATTCATCACCAGCAACTGTTGCACAATCAGCAGCGTATGCTTCTGGGAACGCATGCTTAATTTGTGGTGCGATACCAGCACCAAAAGCTAAAAAACAGTTACAGCCATGTGCTATTACATCGAATTTTCCTTCTTTGGCCATTTTCACTAAATCGCCATCTACATATCTAATCATAGTTCTATTTTTAGTTTATTTGAAGATGATGTTTCATTAAATCAACACCATTAACTTTAATATTATGAATAACTGTGAAAAAATAACCATGTGCATAACTAAATAGCTCAGTGTGTAATTTAGCTGCATGGAAACCATTTTTATTTAATGAAATATGTTTTTCATCATTTAAATAAATAGCAATTTCTTCACCCTCATCTTTTATTGATACATTGCAATTATCAGCAACATTGTTTTTAACTAATTCACCATCAAATTTCGTTGGTTCTAAATAATGTGCCATATATTTTAACACAAAGTTAACAGCGTGTGAATTGTTAATCTCTTTTACTTCGTTGGTTGTAGTAAACGAACAACCGTATACATTTTGTTTTTTACTCATTACATTTCTATTTTTATTGTTTTTAATTTTTCTCTTACTTGCATTATTGCTTCACCTAACCAATTGGTTCCTTGCCATTTTGATTTGTCGTGAACTCTAGCATCTGATTCATGTAACCCAATTCCCCAGATTTTATCTTCTGGACTAGCTTCTACAATTTCTCTGTCACCAGTAGCCATAAGTTCAGCCATCATTTTAGGGTTTTGAGTAAATTTGGCATAATTTGCATCGTATACGATACCTCTACATACATCTTCCCATTTCTCTTTCAAATGTGGAAGGACACCATTGACTGAATGTCCCACCCCAAAAGAATACGTATTTATCTGTTATCATTATTGTTATTTTTTATCTTAAATATTCTAAAGATGGTTTTAGACTCATTATTCTTGCCCTACTACGAATATCTTCAAATTTCGTTTCAACCAATAGTTTACCATCTTCAAAAATAGTTATTAATTCATCACGTGAACTTTCATACCCATCTTCCAATGAAGTTACTGTATGATAAGTGTAATCATTGTAATCTTTAACCAATTTCAAACGACCTTGTTTAGATTTTTTGAATGATGGTTTTAAGTCACCATTTTCATCAACCTCTGTTGGTGATTTAACTAAATCACGTTGTTCACCATTTACAACTGCAAAACATGCTTTTGTTGCAAAGTTTTGAGTATCACGGTTGATATCAGCTTGTAACAATTTACCACCCATACCAAACACAATGTTCTCAGCAGAAATACCTAATCTGTATAACTCTTCGTAAATCTCACGAATTGAATTAATGTTTACACCATCACCTTGGATTACACGAACTTGTGGTGGTAATACTTTGAACCCTTTGTCGTTTACTGTGTAACCAAATTTATCAAACAATATTTCAAATACTGCTTTCAACGTGTTGACAACGTGACCAGAATCTGGACGGATAACTAATTGGTTACCTGGAGTTGATGGTCTTGATAGAATCAAATCACGTAACTCAGTTCCCCATTTCTCAGAACATGCACGTAAGATGTGATAAGAGTCAGATACACACGCTACAATTCCAGTAGGGTATTTCTCCAACGTTCTTCTCATCATTTCAACCTCACCTTCTTCACCTTTCATAGTCATGATAGAGTGTTCAGTTGCTGGTACAGATAATCCAAAGATTGTATCTGTATTGTAGTAATCACAAATACGTTTTGATGCAGCTGTTGTATCAGAACCCATAAAGTTAATCAAGTGTGCAGCGCCACCATAACCAGCTGATTGTACTGAAGATACACCTCTGAAACCGAAATCATTCAATACGAACTCAATAACTGTATTCATTATATCAGTTGGTAACGCAACAGTTTTGTCAAAATATTCAATAACGATTTTTTTGACCTCACGTGATAACGTAGCAACTGTGATTGGATACCATAATTGCATCATGATAGTTTCTAAGAAGTTAGTTAACCAATAACAATTAGGGTCAGTGTTCTCAATAGTCATAAGAACGTTTTTAACACCTACTACTGTACCTTCTTTTACTGCTTTGATACGTACTGGTAATTTACCACCATGAACATCAATAATGTATTGGAATTTAGATTTGTCAAACACATCATCACGACCAAACACACCATGTTTAGTACCTAAGTACTCATACGCTTCTTCTAATTCTTCTTGTGTGATTGCAACACCTTCCAAATATTCTTTGATGAACATTTCTAAACCAAACCATACGGTTTCGCTAAATTTACCACCACGTGATTCCATATATGAATAAACAGTTGTTGTATTGTCTTCGTAGAATTTGTGGTGTGAATACTTATAAGCATCACCCATAAGTACTAGGTTGTTAGGTTTATCCAATACTTTTGAAATAAGACCTTCCAATGTTTCAATTTCAGACCAATCTTTGTTTTTGATTGCTTCTGCTAATCTAGATTTAATCACATTTTTTAACGCTAAATCTCTCTTCATTCTTCTAGTTTCTGATTGCATACTATTTTATGTTTACTATTATTATATTCTTTTCTAATTTCTCTGCTTTGGTGATACTATCTTTAGTTCCTTTAGATTCACCGTCCCAAAATGCTATTATTGTATCAGCATTGTTAACAATATCGGTATTTCTCAATGGACCAGCAGCTGGTCCATGTTTCTTCCAATCTGGTTTAAAGATAAGTGTTTGAATGTTATTTTCATTTGCATATCTTTCACCCAACGAATCAGCACCTTTTGCACCACCACTAACCAACAATGTTATATTGAGTGGTGATAAGGTTGTTTTAACCAATTCATAATCGTTGAATCCTCTGCTACCAATTACTGCTACTTTCATGCTATACTTTCGCCATATTTAATTTTTGCTTCTTTAATTTTACCCTCACCAGTGTTTTTCTCAATCAACTGTGTTTTAAGTAAAAATCTGATTAATTTTTCAAACAATTCTTGGTGTTCTGTCATAATTTGAGATAATTCAATATCAAATGGGTTAACCCAATGCAAAGATGCAATATCATCAGATGGTTCAATTCTACCCCATAAGAATTTACCAATAAACAATGTTGTCATGATACCAGATTCTGTTTTAGCATAACGCCAATCGTTTACAGCACCACTACAAACATACTTTATATCTTCAATTTCAGCATTACCACCAGTTTCTTCTTTAAATTCACGTTTTGCTGCTCTTTCCCATGACTCATCAGTTCTATCAACAAACCCACCAATAAAACGATAATTGTCTTCGTTTGGTTTTTTAGCCATTAGGATTTGCCCTTTATCGTTATATACTGTAATATCAACAGTAGGATAAGTAACTGGTCTAGCAGCGTATGTTGCGTGGATTACACCAGCTCTAAAGTCTTCTGATGCTAATATTTTTCTTGATACTTCTTTACGTACTTCTGTACCAGAGTAAAACACATCGGTTGTATATTCTATAATCGGATATTTACCATTATAGTAAGGGATAAATGAGTCACGACTACCATACAATACCGCTGATAAATCACCAAAAGGCACTTTAATTTCAGCATCTAGCGTTTGCGACCATTGTGTGTCAGAGCGTTTATCTTTAAGTGGTAACACAACAGCTTCTGGGTATGCTGCTTGTATCATTGCTCTTCTTGTTGCAAAATCCAATGGATTGTTTTTTGTGTTAGGTATAACTGATACACCTAAAAAGATTATTACTTTTTTATGGTTTTTAAACACCATATCTAATAGTTTCTTTTGACCATCATGTAGTTGGTGTACTTGAAACCTTGCTACGACAACACCGATTTGATAATCGGTTGCGTTAATATTTGATTTTTGTTCCATATCTTTTTTATTTAATACAAATGTATGAAAAAAAATCCGAATAATCAAATTATTCGGACTCTTTTTTTATCTAATAAAACCCATTGTGGATTTTTCTTTTTCGACTTGACTGGAATAGAATCCTTTGTATGATTCTGTAATCAATGATACAGTATCATTGATACCCCAGTTTTCGTCATCTTCTGACATTTCTCTGATGTTATCAGCTAAGTTAGCGATAAACGCACCAGTGATTTTTGCTTTTTTACCGTTTATTGTTCCAGTCAAAGCATCATAAACGTCTTTAACTCTCCATTGCTCTGGTAAATGAATATCACATACTTTGATGATTTGTTCTTCATCTAAGAAACTATAATCCAACGTGAAATTAAAACGACCTGGTCTTTCAGCAGCTTTATCAACCAATCCTTTATCGTTAGTTGACGCTAACAAACTAATTTTTCGTTTCTTCACACCATCAAAGAAAGATAAGAACTGACCTAATAATCTAGTGTAACTTCCGTTATCACGTGAACCTAAATATAAGTCGATGTCGTCCATAATGATTACAGCGTTCTCAAATATTTCACAAGACTCCATAATCATTGTTAAATCATCAGCGTGAGTAAAATCTGGGATAATAAACGTTACATTTGGTACTAGTTTTCTACACATTTCACGAATTGATTCCGTTTTACCAGTTCCTGGTTCTCCATTAAGTAAGTATCTAGCATTACCACCTCTAGAAACTCTAGTAACAAAGTGTTCAATGAATTTTCTTTGAGTTTCATTCAAAATTAATTCATTTGATGATTCTTGAATATCAATAATCTCAATTCCTTTGAATCTATAATCTCTTAATTTAACTTTGATACACTTACCAACATATTCAGAATTGTTAAACGCAATCTTTTTAATGTCTTTAAAGATTTCAAAAAGTTTTGTTTCATCCATCATATTTTTACAAGCAATGTGAAGTTGCATAATTAATTCACCTCTTCCATCAATATAGATTTTAGTTTGAAAAATAAAATCGTTATCAACGTCTTTGATTTTACCTTTAAACCAGAACGATTCAGTGTTATCAAACGCACCATTAAAATCGATACGACCAACACCATCAGTTTTACCATAACTGTCTAATGTGATATCAGTTTTAATTTTTTTACGATAAGTATCGTATAAAAAAGAGTTAATTACAGCTAATTCGATAATACTAATATCATCAGTATATCTATCAGTTTGATATTCTTCTAGTTCTAACTCATCATTAGTTTCAACTGCTGTAACACCCAAACTAGGGTATTCAGTTTCTATTGTTTCATTATTTTTCATATATTTATTTCGTAATGTACCTATATCATTTCTAGCATATGAAGCTTCTCTACTTAATTTTTCAATTAACCTTTCATGCTTTTTAATTATGTAATCTTCAATTTTTTTCTTTTTTTCGCTCATATTGTTTTAGTTTAGTGGTGTCCAACTTTCTCGATTTCTTTTGTTGACATCATCTGTTTCAAATCAGTATAATGTAATGGTGTATAATCTGTCATACAACAACCAACATCAGTTACTTTTTTACTATAATACCATTCATAACTTGGGTCTTTCATCAATGAACCATGACAATGACCATGCAAATGCCATGCGCCATGGTGTGCTTTATCCCAAGATAGTATTGGGTAGTGCATCATCATAATATCTTGCCATTTTCTAGGGTTGTCTGGGTCTAACACCGATAAGTTGACATAATCACTCACTGTTTCAAATCGATTAAGTTTACGTATGTCTTTTTCCTTGTCATGGTTACCCAATATGTAATGGATTTTACCTTTTAATTGATTAACTAACTCTTGTGTTTGTTTTCCATTTTTATCAAATGATAAATCACCTAGATAAAAAACCACATCTTCGTCATCAACATAATGGTTCCAATTTTCAATAAGAGCGTTGTTCATTTCTTCTACATCAGCAAATGGTCGTTCATCGTATTTTATTACATTTGCATGACAAAAGTGATAATCAGATGTAAACCAAATTCGTTGATGGTCTAATTTTAATCTCATATGTTAATTAAATAATTAAATGTTAATAATAACTGTGTATAATGTAACACTTGGTCAAAACCTATGACAACAAAGAAATCATGGTAATTTTCTTCTTTGTATAATCTACTAGTCCATCTACTAGTAAAGTAATCTGTTACCCAATGCATTGCAAATATAGCGATAAATGATAACCATACACCACTAAATGTTATATGTATTGATGAAAACGGTAATACTAACGCCCATAAAAAGATAGTTGCAAATGTATAAACAGTAACATGCAATGTAAGATAGTAGTTACTGCTACTTTTTCTAGTGCTCATATGATGGGTTTGCAGAACAAAATCTGCAAACCAATGCACTAGTAATATAAATAAAACATACCAAATCATGCTAATACTTCTTTAACGATTTTTGACACTACTGCGTTATCTGCTTGACCTTTATACGCCTTATTGAACGCACCCATCATTTTACCAACATCATCAATACCATCTTTTTTAAATGTTCTGATGATTGAACGAATACTAATTTCATCCATTAAAGTTGGTAAGTATGGTTTAATGTATTCTAACTCAGCTAATGATTCAGCTGTGTTAGTTTGTTTCAAAGATTTTTCAATTTTCTTCAAAATACCCATAACTGTTTCATCATCGTCTTTACCAGAGCGACCAACTTCGTTTTGGATTTCACCTTTCACAACACCTAAAAAATTTTTTTTGTTCATGTCTTTAGCTTTAAAAGCCTCCATGAAATCTGCGTTAATTCTTTCTTTTAAACTCATTTTGTTTTATTTTAAATTAAAATTGATTCCCATCACCTTCATCAATCATTCTGATACAATACCCTTCGTATTCTTCATGAAATTCTTCTATCTCATATATAAAGTTTTCTCGCTCATCTTCGTAAGCATCATCTTCCCAATCCATATCGTTTGTTGGGTCTTCTTTTGACTCCTCATAATTATACCACGCAAAGAAACCTTCTGGGTCTTTCTTGTATACAACAACACCAGTTGGGTCATATGTTTCATCATTGTATTTGTTTACAATGTATGCATCTGGGTCAACTTCAACAACCAATTCAAAAAGTCTCATTAAAAACTCATGTGGATAATAATTTGCTGATGCTATATTCCATCTATCCATATCGATATCGTTTTCGATATAAACCCATTTAGCACCCATGTTGTCTAAAGACCAATTAATTAAAACGCCTTCTTTACCATCTTTATCGATAACTGTTTCTGGTTCATCGTAAAAAGCTTTTGCAAAGCTAACCATATCACTATAACCACCAGCTACTTCGAATCTTTCGTTGATTTTATCAATCGCCTCATCGTTAGCGTAAATTTGTACAATATTTGTTACTGTATTTGCCATTTATTTTTGTTTTTTAATTACTAAATAATGATGATAACCTTTATCACCGTCTGTCGCATAGAAAGCATATTTTAATTCGCCATTTTTAACCCTTTCAGCTATTTTAGCTTTTTCTTCAGCTTTAGCTTCAACAAATATTCTTTCATACTTGTTTTCAGCCTTTTTTACTTTAACAGTTTCTTCTGCTTCAGTTTTAACTTCTGGTTTAATTGGTTGTTTAGCAACAACTTTTGGTTTAGTTTCCTCAACGACAATAGGCTTTTCTTCCGCAACCACTCTTTTTTTGGGTTCAGATTTAACTATTGGTTTTGGTTGTGCTTTTTTCCTTTCAATACTCATAGGACAAATGTACAAACAAAAAATTAATAAAACAAATTAAATTACGATTTTCTTACAAAATATTTAAAACGATATTTGAAACCGTTTTCCTCATAGATAGCGCTTTCGTAGATATTAGTCCACTCTTCTTCATTAAAACCTTCAAGGTATGTATCACCTTCAACATCTGATAAAACCTCTGTTAAATACAATTTACGTGCAATTGGGAATAGTTCTTTGTAGATTTCACCACCACCAATAACAAAATGTTCTTCAATTCCTAAATTAAAAGAAGACATTTCATATGCTCGTTTAATCATATCTAAATTATTCATAACTATAGCGCCTTCAGCTTGGTAATTTTCATCTCTAGTTATGATGATGTTTTCTCTGTTGGGTAATGGTCTAAATTTTTCTGGTAGTGATTCCCAACACTTACGACCCATGTATACACGTTTTCCAGATGTTAAGTTTTTAAAATTCTTTAAATCATCTGGAATATGCCATGGCAATTCATTATTCTTACCAATGACCATGTTGGTAGACGCTGCTACTATAATACTTAACATCTCTTTTTACGAATTATTTCACCATTTTCTTCAGTTATTGAAACTAGTGTGTGTTTATCATACGTTGCGACATCAAAAACAACTGAACGTTTTTGGTCTAACCAACGTTTAAATATTAATTCACCTTTTGCGTTATATAGGTATAACTCATTACCTATAATTTCCTTTTTAAATGTTCCTTCCATAATGAAACTAGGGGTTTGTAAATATAAACTAAATTAACTAAAATAACCATGACGTTTAAAAACACCAATGGGTATCTTCCATGATAAGTTGAATACACGACAAATAGCATACAACCTAAAGTATTTAATAATCTTAATAAAATAATATCTTTAACCATGAAAGATATAAGTACTATTACTGAGGCAAAATATGCCATAATCTCCATATAATAATCCATCCTTAATTTGGGTATCTGATTACATAACTGACGATATATTCAGCTAGTAATTTAATGTTATTTTCGTTGCAATTCATATTAATTTAGTTTAATATTAGTTAATAATTCACAATCTAAACAATATAATGGTGGTTCTTGACCAATCGGTGTGTTTATATATGGTACACCATTATTTGTTCGTATTTCTGTAACTTTACAGTTATCATACTTACAGTGAACAAAACACATTGCTGCGTTACATCTATTACACATAGCAACTGGTTCACCAAAACTAATTGAGATTCTTGGTTTCATTTTGAATAGCAATTTCTTTTTCTTCAGTGCTCAAAAGACCTTTACCATACTTCTCAATTCTTTCGTAATACCTTTTCTTAACTTCTTCTGTTATTGGAATTGGTTTACCTTCATCGTTTATTCTAACAAACTTTATATTTGTTTTAATTGCTATTTCTTGGTCGCCAGTGTAAACATCGTGTTTTCTTAATTCAACATACAAAGTTACTGATGTTTTACCAAAATTCAAAACTTTTGCGTATAGTTTAATTATGTTATTAACTTTAACTGGTTTGTCGAATATCAAATCATCAATTTTAACAGTTACAACTCTTGGGGTATCACATATTTGCGCCACATACGCTGCACTGCTTTCATCAATTATTGATATCAACCTACCACCAAAAACATTTGAATGTACACCGACATCACTGGTCTTACATAAATAGGTAGTTACTAATTCCATATTTTCTTTTTTCACGAAATAATTAATTAATATTTTTTGACCTTTCTTTCACCTTATTATCTAATTGGTCATTATTTAAGCAGTAGCAGTCACCTTTAAAAACCCAACCTTCGTTTGTTCCAGCGTCATCTACTTCGCCCTTTTTCTTAAATATCGCTTCTTTGAAAAACTTCTCTTTTTCTTTCCAACCAATTATCCAACCTTTTGATAAATCTGATAAAATAGCAACGAAACAATAGTAATCACATTTCTGTCTTATATTGTAAGCGAAGATGTTAGCTCTATGATATGGTTTAGGTTCAAAGTTTTGTAATTTTGTTTTAACGTCAACTTTTTTACCTCTTATTATCATATCGTAATCATATGACCCAACATATTTTGTTATTTTTTTAAATTGGTCCCAAACAATTATTTCACCTAACGCACCAACTTCATTACCTTTTCCTTCAGTTACCGAGCCTTTCAAGACATTGAACTCATAAAGTTCTTTACCCCTTTTTCTTTGGTCGTCAGTAATATCAATCTCAATCATCCCATATTATTTTATTTAAACGTTATTTTAAAGCATTTTTGTTAATTGTTTTATTGATTCAGTAATCAATTCAGCTTTTAATGCGTATTTGTTTTGGTCAGCGACATCAATTAACATACATAATGTTTCACAAACACATTTGATATCGTTGATAATCATTTCACGTGCTTCCTCTTTATTTGTCGGTGATGGAATATCAGCACCTTTACCGATTAAAATTGCTTGTTCTCTGTCAGTATCAACATCAATTGTTATTAAATTCTTCATATTAAAATTTTTACTAAATATACAAATAAAAAATGGCTTTATCAAGTATTTATATATGTAAAACTTAATATTATGGCAAAAGCAGTTAAAACAGTATCTTCTACTAAAATTAGTAAAGGTAAAAAGAAAAGACCAGGAGTTCATTCTAAATGTAAAACTTCAGTATCTAAAAATGCTAAGAACTATAAAAAGAAAAGCGTAGGTCAAGGGTAAAAAAAAGAGGGTTAAATACCCTCTTTTTTTATTTTACATCTGATAATTTAATTTTTAATTCTAATCGTCTATCAAACCATTCTAAAAACTCTTCTTTTGTCATTTCATCAACAATTTTATTGAATCTTTCAGTGATATGTTTTGTATCTATTTCTAAATTTAAATGAGAGTTTTCTGGTTCAACATCATCTTTGTTATCAACCATAGTGTTTAACACACCAACAGATGTCGTTATAGTATCTCTCATTTTCTTAGCCCATGATGACCATATTGATAAATCACCAGTAGTCCAATCAGTTCTTGTTGATTTACTTAATTCATTAGCTAACGTTTTAATTAATTGTTTTTCACTATTCTTCATATTTCAAATTTATTTATAATTTCAAATGGTATAAACCCATCAATTCTAGTTTCAGCCACATCTTCAAAATGATTTAATTCTTCCACATAAAAACCACCCATTGTATAGTTGATAGTTAAAAACATTTTCTTTTCAGCGTCCCACATAGCAACATGTTTACCTCTCCATCTATGACCATTATAATATTCACCACCAATCAAATCTTTTTTAGGTATCATAGCATTAACCATACGTTCTAAACGCTTATGTTCTTTGATTCCTTGTGCTTTTTTTTCTTCTTCGTATTTGGCATGACTTTCTCTGACTTCATCAGCTTTTTCTTTGCCAATCAACTCAACTAATCTTGCGTATTTTTCCTTTTTCATTTGTTTTCTTTTTTATAAGCGTGAACCCAATTGATAAACTTGCTATAATTCTTTCTTACATGCATGCATCTATCCGAAAAACTACCTTTATTATCAGTACAATATTCAGTGAATTTATATATCAATTTCTTTGCTTCACCAAACATATTTTTATCGTTGGCATAGCCTTTTTCTAATAGGTAATTACCAACATGACTATATGTTCCAGTCCATTCTTTAAATCTACTCATAGTGCAAATGTACAAAAAGAAATTGATATAAACAAAAAATGCACGATAAAAATCGTGCATAATTACATGTTGGTTTAATTCTTGTGCGCCCCACGGGCCTCGAACCCGTAACCTTTCCGTTAAAAGCGGAAAGCCCGTCCACTTGAGCTTCGAGCGCAAATGTCACCTTATGGTGAATTTGTACCCCCGATGGGACTCGAACCCATGACCCCTCCATTAAAAGTGGAGTGCTCTAACCAGCTGAGCTACGAAGGCGTAATCTTTCCATTAACACTCGTAACCAGCTTGGCCGAGTGCTTTATCGTTTAATCTTTCGCTTAATGTTGATAAATGTTTTCATAGTTTCTATTTTTTAATGTTTTTATAATTTTATTTTAGTGGGGGCGGCTGGAATTGCACCAACGTTTTATCAAATTTACAGTTTGCGTGAATAATTTTGATTTTGCTGCAAACATTCTTTAATCTAAAAGGCAGAATGTGATTTATCTAACATTTCAACACCCCCATAATATGTGTCTCTCCACATCTGAATCTTCTTATTAGAACCATCCTTAGTTATCCAACATGTACCATATTGACTGTTTGATTCACCAATACCTTTACCTTTAGATGATTCAGACATTTTCTTTTTAGTTTGGTCAGAATGATTTTTACCTCTAAATGGTGAACCAAAATCAAAACCAGAATGTTTTTGACCATTACTAATATTCTTACCTCTAATCAACTTTTCTTCTTCAGTTAAATTTGAATGGTAATTTTTAATAATTACAATTTTAAATTTTTCACCATACTTTTCTTTTAGTTTTTCATCACATTTAACCCTACCTAACTTTACACCGTCTTCGGATATAAACCCTCCTTCACCACCAACAACTAAATTCATACACTCATCTTTTGCTATTTCATCTAAAGTAACGATTTCTTTTTCTCTTTTTTTCAAATCGGCTCTAGTTTCACAAAATTCTAAAATTTCTCGCTTGAAATTTGATTTGCCATGTTTTCTAATAGCTAACCTCAATCTATTCCCACTACCTAAATATCCATCATCTAGACTATCGGTACTATGCATTCCTATATAATATCTACCACTTAATATATTAGTAGTTTTATATATAAAATGATACTTTTTTTCTTTCCTCGCCATAATTATATTCTTTTAATATAAATATGTGCTAAAACGTAAAAAGTACAAAAAACGGTCTCGGAGCAGATGAGGTGAATCGAACACCCATCCGAGCCTTGGCAAGGCCCCGTAATAGCCATTATACGACATCTGCATAGAGTGTGGTAGGGCAGCTGTCCCTTGAGGCACCCACACTTGTTGTTCCTCTTTTTGAGCGGATATTCAGAATCGAACTGAAATCCCAGGCTTGGAAGGCTAGTATAATAAAACCATTATACGATATCCGCAAATTTTGAAGAATGACAGTCACGGCCATCTCTAGGTTCATTCTTCTAATGTTAACCGTGGCAAAATATGGCTCGACCCTAGTTAACCTTGAGCCTTTAGTCGGATTCGAACCAACGACCCCTTCATTACAAGTGAAGTGCACTACCAGCTGTGCTATAAAGGCAAAAATGAATTTATTACGTTACTTAATAACTACTAAGTCGATAAAATTCTAAACGGTCTCATAGCGAGTGAGAGCAGTAGGATTCGAACCTACTCAGCGTTAACAACAGATTTACAGTCTGCCCCAGCTCTCCAACTCTGGCGTGCTCCCAAATAACAAGATAGTATGTTACGTGTCAAAATAAAAGTTTGATGTTTGGTAATTTGCTGAAACTATCTTTTATTATTATATTGCAAATGTACAAACTATTTTTTACATATGCAAGTTTTTTTTGTGAAAAAAATTCACTTTTGATTTCCGAGAGGGCTTCGAACCCCCAAATTCTCCCTTCAAAGGGGAGTGACTTTGCCAGTTTGTCTATCGGAAAATAGTCTAATTCTATGCAGTGGGGCTTCACCATATGGCACCCTATGAATTAGTAACAGTCTCTCGTGTCGAATAGGTTGGATTCGAACCAACGTGCTCGGCATTCCAAATGCCGCTAGATAAACCACTCCTATACTACTCGTTATGTGTCTAAATGGCAAGGTTCGAACTTGCGGTCTCTGCGTCCCAAACGCAGCGGAATACCAACTTTCCCACATCTAGATATTTTTAAACCAACATGTCAAATAACGTTCCTATTAATTGGGTGGCATAGGTGCCATAAACAAAAAAACCCAGTCTAGATTTCTCTGAACTGGGCCTTATAAGTGTTTTTATATTTCTTATAATGTAGTCAAGTCAAACAACATGACACGCCCAGTCGATTGCGGTTGTCCGCCTTTCGTATACTGTTTCGGTTGATATGTCATATAAGTTGTTTTCATTTTCTTTTATATTAAATATATGGTTTTTTTAAAAAGTTTAAATTTATACTACAAATGTACGAACTATTTTTACATTTGTCAAGTTTTTTTCAAACTTTTTTTAATTTTTTTTATTTTTATTTATTTCATCCCTTAATTCAGCTGCTTTTTCGTATTCTTCAGCTTGAATCGCTTCTTCTAATAATTCTTCCAAAGACTTAGGGTCTTCAAGTTCAAATGGCATGTCTGAAACTTCTAACTTAACAATTTCACCGTCTTCAACTTCCCATATAGACTTTTTAAAGTATAATTCATCTTCATGATAATACTCTACTCTAGTAGGTTCACCATATTCAGTGTCTATTTTGAATTTTTCATCATCATCAGTTATTTGTCTAGCGTTAGACAACACTTTGATTAATTTGGATAATTCATCACTAAACCCTTCATTTTTAGGTTTTTCCTCTTTTTTATTTTTCTTCTTAGATTCATCTGAATTCTTTTTATTAAAGAACTCTTCGAATAATTCGTCAAATGTTTTCATTTTACTTTTTTTTTTTAATAAATTTTTCATGTAACCCAATAATCTTTTCTCTAATAAGTTTAATAGGATTTATTTTGTAAAGGTACATAAAAAATCCAAAAAAAACAAACGCTAACGTATACATAATTGCCATAGTCATCCAATAATTTTTTGTTAGTAGTGTAATGCTATAAACGACAACATCATAACCCAGTGGGTTTAAAAATAAAGCAATCGTTATAAATGTATTACCTAAAACTCTTTTTTTTAATCTAAAAAATAAGTGCGACAATAAGAAGAACACAAATGCTAATCCATATAGAATGTACATTGTACTCCAATAATCGTTGGTTAACTGCATCAGTTTGAAAACCAGTATGTCGAACCCTAGGGGGTTCAGAAAAGTCGCTATCATTAGACAAATTGTCCCCAGTACTTTTCTGCTTACTATCACATTCACTATCCATTTTTTATTATTTAAAAACAACAACCTTAACTCTACTTAAAAGTTGTTCTTATGAACTAAGTCTTTATTATAAATATCTAATAAAATTAAATATACGTCTATTTTTTAGATAATTCAAGTTATTATCATTATCATATGCTTCTTTTTCAAAAGAAACGTTATAATAACCTTTAGTATAATATTCAATCAAGTACCATATATAAAAAGGGATTATTAACATTTCCAATTGTTGTCTTAGGTGAATTCTTTCATGATTTATCAACTCTGGCGTTGCTTTCACTTTGCTATTAAGAATAACAAAAGGAAAGAACGCCATTGCTGATGGTAATTGACCTCCACCTAAAAAGAATGTCAAAAACCTTAAAAATCTATCACTTACTATTACCATTCCTCTTCAAAGTTATTTTGATAAACCCATATATGATTATATAAGTTTAATATTGTTAATTCAAATTGAAACGCTGGTGTATGTTCAGATTTCCATCTATCAAAATTTATTTTTAAATCAAAAAATGTTATACCATCTTTAAACGACCTTATTGGCGCTAATAATTGCAATTCCAAATTTAATCTTTTTGGTAATCGTCTGTAAAATATAAAACCAATAAATTTTTTCATTGTTAAGATTTTAATAAAATTTCTTTTATGTCTGCAACTAATTTTCTATGTCCATCACCATATTTTGTCCACGCTAAGCCCATTTTCTTTAAGTCATAGTGTTTCAATATGGTTGAATAATCAGTCACTCCTTCTGGGTTACCAATAATATAAATACTGTCAGCTAATTCAGCGGCCAATCTGATATCATGTGTTGAGAATATGATTGTATTATATTCATCAGCATCCAAAATCTTTTGAAATGATGTTTTTACTTTTTCAATGTTCCCAACATCTAATCCAGAGAATGGTTCATCCAAAATCATAAAGTGTTTAGATGATAACATTTGCTCAATGATTGCTGTTCTTTGTCTTTGACCACCAGATAATTCACATGAGTATTTATCTTTATGTTCTAACAAACCCCATTCAGTCAAAAACTCAGTAATCAACTTATCTTTTTCTTCCTTTGTTGCTTTGCTTTTTCTCAAAGCATATTGACAAATTTGATACACTGTTTTATGTCTAAACAACGTGTATTTTTGGTCCACAAACCCTACATCACCCTCAGCTAACACTTTAGCATCGTCTGCAACTTCAGTACTCATGTCACTAATCAAAATCTGACCAGACATTGGTTTAACCAATCCAGTCAACGCTCTGAACAAAGTAGATTTACCTCTACCAGAACGACCTAACACAGCAATTGTTTGGCCAGTAGATGCGTGACCATCTCTTACTATGTTTTTCTCAATGATTGAAACATCTTTAAGAATTGTTTTCCCTTCATATCCAACACTAATGTTATCAACATATAATATTGTATCTTGTTCTCTATAACTCATATTATTTTCTTTTTTTAGATGCTAAAATTAAAAACTTATTTTTTGGTTTATCAGTTACTAATGATGTTGTGGGAACTGGTTTATCTGAATATTTATAATATCTTTCAATAATGTCATTAAGATAATCACTTTCAATATTATACCTACTTTTCATAACTTCACCAATTTCATTAAATATTAAATCAGCTTCATACGTTCTTTTATCATGAATTAAATCTTTATTATCCCATAACAATACTTTTAATTCATCTATTGTTATAATTTCATTTTTCATATTTAATAGTTTGAATATCTGAATATCAACTTACGTAATTTAGTGATGATAAAGTCTAACGATAACCCTACAACAACTATTATTATTTGTAGTGCAATTACTCTACCATTGTCACCCAATTTATCACTATTTTTAATTAAGAATCCCATACCACCAGCAGCTGCTAATATAGATTCAACCGTTACAAGCATCATCCAAACAATTGCTAAGTTTTGTCTTACCAACTCTAACACATAATCTAATCTACCTTTGATAACTACTTCCCATAGAATCTCCCAACGATTGCATCCTAGCGTTTTTGCGTGGTCCAATTCTTCTTTGGGGATGTCTTGTATCATTTGGATAAGAGATGTCGTTAGAAACGTTGTCATGAACACTACAAGCACCCATACTTGAAGACTTCTAGCATCGTTGATGATAATTGCTAAATAGAAAGCAATACCAGTCAATGGAATAGTGTCCAAAACACCAATATAGCTACTAACCAACCTAACATAATAGTACCTTTAGAAGTACCTTTTAAATCTTGAAATGGTTTTATTAAATTTTTCATATTTTTATTTTTTAAAAGTTTAAAAAAAGCCCCTAACAAACGCTAGGGACTTTAATTAAGTTGTGGTAGATTATTGTAACAATGTTATTTCTACACGTCTGTTTTTCGCTTTACCATCAGCAGTAGCGTTGCTTGCAACTGGATTAGTATCACCTAAACCATCCACAAATTGGATACGAGTTCTAGGGATTCCACGATTAACCAAATAATCAACAACTGAGTTAGCACGACCTCTAGACAATACCATGTTAGATTGTGAGTTACCAACGTTATCAGTGTGACCAATAACTTTCAATTTGGTTTGCTCAGCTTGAATTAACAAGTTGTAGATAGTTTCTAGAGTTTTTTCAGACCCTTGGATAGTTGTACTTGCAGTTGCAAAGTTAATATTCCATTGTCCGTCAGCCATCACTTTAGTTTTATTTTCAGCATAGTTAAACGTTTGTGTTTTACCAGCATCAACATCAGTAATTGATTTCAAAAAGTATAAGTTAACAGCATCTTCGTATTGTACAACACCATCTTTACAAGTTTCATTGAAACCACATGGATTCAAATCTGTCAAGTACATAGATACTTGGTTGTATACCGCTTTATATCTGTTGTTACCATCAGTGATTCCGTAGTATTGCATAGCATCAGCGTAGTTAAACACTCTTGTACCACCAATATTATAATCTAAACCACCTTTTGTACCTTTTTGACCTTTAAACAATTTATACCAATAGTCAGCTGTTTCAAAGTTATATGTTTTTGCAACACATTCAGCAGCTTTACGAGCCCATCTATCGTATTGTTTAATTTGGTTACATGCTGTATAAGTTTGTTTCAAGATATTTGTTACTTCTTTTTCATGTTGTAACGCCCATTCTTTAACAACTATGATTGATGTAGCCATTTGGTTAACAAAGTCCTTTGTAGATACAACATCTGTAAACCCAGTCAATGCATCAAAAGCCATTTTATCACCTGGTGTCCACGTAGTAGCACCATCAATTTTATGGTTAATTGTTTTACCAGTTAATTTACCATCTTTAACTTCTTTCAAAGGTACAGTAAATCCAGTGTTTTGAGATTTAATCAATTCTTTTACAGAGTTGATAAAGTCATCATCTTGTGATGGTACAAAGTTCAATGCATTAGGGTCATAAGTTGTTGGGTCTGGGTTAACTGGTACACCATTTGCAGATGCATAGTTTACTGCTACTACCCAATCTCCGTCACCGATAACAGATGACACAACAGCACCTCTAAGCGTTTGTGGGTTATCTTGCCATACTTTAGGACCTATTAACTTATCTTCACCATATGATAAACCGATTGCACCGATATTAACTACATGATATTTACCTTTACCAAATTTCTCATCTAACGCTTTTTGTGTCGTTGTGATATAGAAAGGTACACCATCACCCATTATCGATACAGCAAAAGCTGATTTTTGTGATTTAGGGTATGCAACACCTTTGCTAAATTCTTCAACGAACTTGATTTGCATATCGCGTAAACCACCAACCATGTCTTGTCGCACGATTTCTAAGTTTACGTTAGCTGCTTCCATTAGAGACCCTTCAGTTGTACGAGGTCCACCATTTGCTACAATCATACCAGAGTTACCATTCCATGCATATTCAGCAATTCTAATTAATTTGCTTTCGTCAAAGTTACCAGAAACTTCTGCACTTGGCAACGGTAATTCAGCACCTTTTGTTACGTTATTCAAATCATCAGTATTGATTGTTAACGCTTTCATTTCTTTCGATACTGCAACTCTTAAACCTGGAGAAACAAAGTATACGATTGTTAATACGATAGCTAAACCTAATCCTACGATTACACCCTCAGCTAAAGTTGTCAATTTTGGTTGTCTTAAAATTCTTCCCATTTTCTTTTTTTTTTTTTGTTTTTACTCTTTTTTTTTACTTTACTATTTTACTTTTTATTTTTCTTGTTTCTAAGATTAAAATCTGTATTTTTTAATAGATTTAATCCACTCTAACAAGCAAGAGATTTTTACATGATTCGATGTTTTTGACATTTTTCTTTTTTTTAATTAAACAATTTATATTTCTAATTTCATATCACAAATGTATGGAGAATATTTCAATTCTCCAAACATTTTGTAACATTTTTTTTAAAATAAATCTCCGAAACCTCCAGATTTAACTCTATCTGACTGAGTTAGAACATATTCTGGGTTAGAATATTGTTTTGCCTCTGGGATAATATCTTGACCTACTTTGATTTTGTCAGCGATAACATTTAAGTTTGCATACAATTCATCAGAATCTAATGAATAGTTACTAGTTAACGTTTCGATATCTTTCAAGTTTCCAGCAGTGATTGCGATATCATTAGCGATTGTAGATGTAACAACATCCAACGCATAATCTAACTCCCAACCTTTTGTGAAACCCATCGCATTTTTAGCAGCTGTTGTAGCAGCGTTTGATTTTTGACCAAACTCATAGTCTTTCTTCAACATATCAACAGTGGCATCAAAGTCTTGGATTTTAATATCCATAACAGTTTCAACCATTGTTAATTTTTGACCCATTTTCTTCATAATAGCGGCACGAGAACCGTATTTTTGAACAAAGTCTTTTTGTTGGTTTAATCTGTTAGCTACACGTTGTCCTTCAGCCAATGTTTTTTGCAATTCAGATGCATAATTAACATATTCATCTTCAGCTTTAGCAGCCGTACCCATTTTTTGCACCATTTGGTCCATTGCTAATTTAATCTTTTCAGCTTTACCTTGAAGAGAGATAATTCTAGTTTGACCAGACTCAGCTTCTTTTTCAGCTTTATCAGCTTCAGCTTCCATTTCAGTTTTCAACGATGCAATGTTTTGTTTAGAAATTCTGAACATACGTTGGTTTTCAAGCAACTTAACCTTTTCAGCTTCTAATTGAGCAAAAGGGTCGTATTTAATTAACGCTTTATGTACGTTACGTGTAAATAAACGAATCCCTTTCAAGATAACTGGTGCCATTATAATACCAGCAACGATTAATACTCCAGTCGCAGCCACAGCCATAAATTGGCCAATTGCTTGGAAAACTGGTGGTAATACATATGTCCATGTCAAATAACCAACACCAATTAGTGCGGCCAATTTGAAGAACCAGAACATTCCTTTCTCACCTTTACGGAAGTTGTCTACTTTGGTAGCAATTTCGTTTTGGTTAAAGTGTTTTAAAATTGGTAACTCAGCTAAGTTAGCATTTAGCGTTGTTGTTTTACTTTGTGTACTCATTTTTACTTTTTATTTTATGTTATTAATAATTCCACTTTTAACTTGTTCAATAGATTGAACAATTTGGTTTTTTGCCATTTCATTGGCTCCTATTTTGCTATCTACCTCACTAATCATTGGTGCGTATTTAACGTCAATCACAGACAATTTATTTTCTTTGTCAGCAATCTGTGTTTTGATAGCTTCTAATTGTTGTCTTAACAAAGATAATTCATTTACCAATGACTCATTCTCATGTTGCTTTTGAGCCATTAAATCTTGTTTCTTAGCAAGACCTTTGCTATTGTAATCATTGTAAACTTTGTTGATTTCAGCAATATAAAATTCTGATTGCTGAACTAGTTTATCTTTGCTAATACTTTTATCCATTGCAGATGCCATTGTCAACGCCATTGGATATACTTGAGGGTTGTTAACACCAGCTTGCATGATTGCTTGATAAAACTCATAGAAATCATACCCAGGTTGGTTCAATGAATCGAACCCTCTTTGGTATAACTCTAATGTCGCTTGTAAATGCTCATTAGATACAGATGTTGACATTGTTGGTTGTGGTGTTGGTTCATCACTTTTACCAAACCCAAACACACTAAATATACCACCACTTTCTTCACTTGTAGGTGTTGATGTGGGGAATTTTGTTGTAGATGGCGTAGGTGTTACAGCCTCTTGTTTTGGTTCGTTAGCGTTTTCATCACTAACGATAAATAAATCTTTTAATCCCATTTTCTAAATTTTTAACGTTGATACAAATGTATAGATAATATTTTAATTATGCAAACTTTTCTGGAACTTTTTCTATGTGTCTTGTTAAAATAATATAAGAACACCATGCAATGTCTTCTGTTTGCTCAAAAAAACCTTCTTGTATTTTATAATGTGACATATCACAATTCCATAACGCTGATTCAATACCTTCACCAAATCGATTGATGTTGGTTGGTTCTACTCTAGGTACTGGAACTTTTAGGGTTTCTGGTAGATATTTTTCTTCCAATTTATGATACCATTTACGATTATCATAAAAAACTTTTAAATAACCTTCTTTATCTTCTTCCCTTTTTTTATCACTAAACCAATATGGTTCTTCATTTTTCTGTAAGGTTTCCCATTCAGCAGTTTCTTCTTCTGATACTTGGATGATTTTTCTAGATTTTAGCATGTCTGTGCTAAGTGTTGGTAAATGTAGTGCTACAATGTATTCACCAACCATCATACCTAATTGATAATTCAACGGTATTGTACTTTTCTTACTCATTTAAAACATTTTAATAATAAAACATTGTTGAAACAGAGTGGATTCGAACCACTATCTCACTCTTTGTACGTACCGCAGAGCGTAATACCATTATACTACTGTCCAATCCTTTTGGGCCGAGAGTTTAACCTCCGAGCATCCACCACTTTGTTTTACTAAACAAAGAAAATAAGAAGAACAGAGACTAGTGGGAATTTACCCATTGTGGCCACAATCTCATTCAACCTACGGTTACAAACCGCAATAATTGAACTAACACTAGTTTGTTCTTGTACAGCGTGTTGGAATCGAACCAACGTCCCCCACTTCTATAGAGTGGACTCTACCACTGGAGCTAACGCTGTAAATGAGTACCAAGATTGCCCTTTTTTTTGTGCTACCCTTACACCACACGCCCCTACCTCTGTTTTAGGACATGCTGGGATTCGAACCCAGTCCCTTTGTTATCTATACAAATTTTTAGTTAACTTGCTGAAACAATCTTTTAATTACTCTGTAAGACAGAGGACTTAATACTGGGGGAACAAGATTACTTTTTTGATACGTGCTCTATCCGCTGAGCTAACCGCCCAATTAAGGACAGTATGGGATTCGAACCCATGACCACGAGGTTAACAGCCTATTCAGTTTTTGTTGCTGAAATAATCTTTCTTTCCCTTGTAACATTCTACGCAGTTCCCCACGTAGAATATTATTGCTAATTACTTACCAGCTGGTGCAACGTTAATTGAACCTACTGACCCAGCTTTTGCTCTTTCGATACCAGCTGAACGCTCTGCATCTAATTGTGCATACAACTTAGTCACTTGTTCTTGTAAGAACTCGTTTTGAGTTGCTAATGTACCAATTTTAGCAGCGTTCTCAGCAGCGATTGCTTTGTTCTCAGAGTGAATCAATTTGATTTCATTCTCGTACTGAGATTTCAAAGTAGCAGCAACTGTTGCAACTTCTTTCTTCACTGTGTTTTCAGTGTTAGCTTTAGTTGAGTCTAACTCAGAACGTAAAGTTGTTAATTCACTTGTTGCGATAGAAGTGTATCCGTTTGCACGTAACCACTCGTTAACAACTCTTTATTGGTTAGCTTTGAAAGACAATTCTAACTCAACGTCAGCTTGTCTACGTTTCTCAGCGTACTCTACTTCTAATGAAGCGATAGCTTCTTCTTTGTTAGCTACTAACAATGTTAATTGGTCAGCTTGCTCAGACAATGTTGTTACAGTTGCTGTAGCAGCTTTCAATTCGTTAACAGCTTTAGTGATTTGCGCTGCCGCTTGTCCTAAAACTACTTCTGTGTTTGCAGAAGCTTTTCTTGCTGGTGTACTTTTTGTCGCCATACTCTTTTTACTTTTTTTTTTACTTTTTTATTATGATTATTATATCCAATTTTTATGTTACTAATGTACGAACATTTGATTCAAAATGCAAGTTTTTTTTGTAACTTTTTCAACTTTTTTTTTAATTTATGGAATCGTTGACTTCCATGTTTAGATATAAATCAACATCTATATCTCTAAAAATTCTAAGATAACCATCTTCACATTCAATAGTGATATAATTATTCTTTAAATTTCTATCAGATTGTAAACAATTACCACAATCCATTTTTACAATTCTACCAACTGGTAATTTTAACTCTTTGGTGTTCCAAAGTTTTTTTGGTTTTCTGTAAACCTCAACAGTTTGAGTTACAACTTGTGTTTGAACTGGAATATCCAAATCAATTCTTTGCACTTCAACCGTTTCTTCTTGTTTTGGTTGTTCTTTACATGAAATCAATCCAATACCAATAACAAACATTAAAACAATTTTCTTCATGTTTTTTTTTTATTTAACAATGTTCACCATCACCATCACCTCTTAACACTAGCTTATCACCAACACTTAAACTATCAATAAATTTTTGTGTTATAGTAAATGAATCCGTATCAGAGTTATCATTGTGACAATATATCCAACCACTACAACTAGCTAAATTTTGTTCATCTTCGATAAATGAAGGAGTACTTGCATCCCAACCATGGAAATTTTTAGATAGAACTTTAAGGTCTAAAAATTTAAGCTTGTTTTCTAAGTCTTTAATTTCAACATAAAAATCTAACCCTTCAATATCAATTAATTCTAAAACATCTTCGAATTTATCTTCAAATTGTTCCCACATTTTGTTTTCTATAAATTCTTTAGCGTTAACATTTTCTAACCCTAATTCAGCCATAGTAATCTCTTCATAAAGGTCTTCATCTTCATCATCAGCAACAACCATGATTAAAACATCGTTTTTCTTTAAATCTTCATAAGATTTACGTTGTTTAAAACTATTTTTGTTTTTTTCAATGAACTTTTTTATATCTTCAGAAGAATTTTCTTCTTTTTTTGTGATACCAATTCTTTTAACCAAAGATAAACTAGCATCCCATGAACCACAACTTCCCATTTGTTTTTTTTTTATTTTACGTTATTTTGTGTTGCCAGTAGGATTCGAACCTACAGTGTTATGTCACAACCCCCGTTTACCCCATCACCCACACTTGACAAGGTGTAGTCTAGTCTTTACAGACGGGTCAGTGGAGTGAGTCTACCAAATTTCTCCATAGCAACGATTGGTGTCCCTTCCACACGTGGATTGATTAAGGGGACTCTCGCCCCGTCACCAAAACCCAAACAGCTTAACTACGGGAATAGTTTCTGTTCCGTGTGGCACCAATATTAAAAATTAGTCATGTCTGTAGCTTCTGACATAGTTACCTATGATTATCAACCGTTTTGTTGCACCTAATAGAACTAATTTTATTTTCTTCCTTTAACCCATCCTTTATTTAGGTAGATATCAAGGTCATCTTTTTTAATCTTTTTATTCGAACCATCTTTGGTTATCCAACAAGTACCATATTGACTGTTTGATTCACCAATACCTTTACCTTTAGATGCTTCACTTATTTTCTGTTTAGATTCCTCAGTATGTTGTTTACCAGCAAAAAACCCAACATTACCATTTTCATTATAAAATTTAATTAAAGATTCGCTAATCTTATTTTTAATTTTATCTGTAGACATAGTTTTTTTCATATTTTCAATTCGTTTAGATTGATTAATTTTTAAATTTTGTAATCCAACCAATAAAAATTTTTTTCTATGTTCTTCATTAATAAAACCTCCAGTACCACCGCCTTTTAAATTCATACAGTTGTTATCTGTAATCATTTCTTCACTGATTGCTTTTATTTCAGCTTCAACCAATAACTCACGTGTATCAAAGAACTCTAATATCTCTTTTTTATGGTTTTCAACACCATATTTACGTATGCTATATCTTAATCTTTTTCCACTTCCCATATAACCATCATCTAGATTATTTGTACTGTGCATTCCTATATAATATCTATTTGTTATAATACAAGTAGTCTTATATAAGTAATGAATCGTTTTCTGTTTCCTTGCCATACATCTATTTTAATATAAATATACGACAAAGTACAAAAAAGTCAAGGGTCGGAAGGGTTAGACTCGAACTAACACTCTGCGGTTCCGATTAGCGTTTTATTTGCTGAACTTAATCTTTAAAACAGATTAAACTTTTTGCAATACCGCTGCCTCTACCAATTGGGCTACCTCCCGTATTAAGAGTAAATTTAAGGTTTCATTTACTCTTCTGCATTTCTGCCATCATAAATTACCGCTAAACCGCTAAATAAAGTTTCATTTATAATAGTCGAGTTTTTACTTTAAAACCATCACTACGAAAAAAGCAATTACTGTATGGTCGTAATTTACCTTCAGTTTTTAATTCCAGAATGTTTAAAGAGCCTATCTGCGGACATTTAACTGAAAACGTGACCTTTCGCTCTACCTTGTGACTTCGGAAGGAT